GTGTCCAGCATCCGTACCCGCGTCCGCAAAGATGGCACCAGCTACCACTCGATCCTGTTCCGCCACCACGGCACCCAGTCCTCTCGCTCCTTCGAGGACTACCGCGAAGCCCTGAAGTTCAAGGACCTGCTCGACCGGGTCGGCCCTGACCGGGCTCTCGACATCATCGACGCCATCCATGGCGTATCGCAGACAGGTGTGCCGACCTTGCGCGAGGCGATCGATGACCACATCGGCGCACTCACCGGCGTAGAGAAGGGCACTAAATTGCGATACCGCCGGTACCTGGAAAATGACGTTGCAACATTCCAGGGCATGGCTGACCTGCCGATCACTGCAATCGATGCGAAGCTACTCGGCTGTTGGGTGACCCACCTCGAAGAGGACCGCGGTAACGCACCGAAAACCATTGCCAACAAGGCCAGTTTCGTTTCGGGCGTCCTGAAAGGACTGGCCGCCAAGGGGATCATTCCTGGAAACCCTTGCGCAGCTGTCCGATTGCCGCGCGTCGATCCAGCCGAGATGACGTTTCTCGAACAGGATGAGTTCGCCGCCATCGTCAAGGTCATCCCTGAGCAGTGGCGACCACTCACCATGTTCCTCGCCGCATCTGGGAGTCGTTTCGGCGAAGCCAGCGCCCTGACTGTTGGGGACATCGACATGAAGGCCGGAACGGTGCGTATCAATAAAGCATGGAAGTACACCGGAGGGCGCCGCCACCTCGGCCGCCCTAAGACCAAGAAAGGCAACCGCACCATCAACCTCGACGCCGACCTGATTGCTCTACTGCCCCTTGGACGCCCGCGCGACAAACTGTTGTTCGAGCACACCGAGCAGCAGGTTGAGGTGACTTGGTACTACCGGAACATCTGGACTAAGGCCGTAACCCGACTGTCCTCCGAGAAGGGCGATCCACTGAACGGCAAACGTCCGAGAATCCATGATCTCCGCCATACCTGCGCGTCCTGGATGCTGTGTGACAACATCCCGCTGCACGTGGTCCAGGCCCACCTCGGACACGAGAGCATCAAGACCACGAGTGATCGCTACGGCCACCTCGACCGCCGATCCGGCTCTGCTGCCGCCGCGGCGGTAGGCGCGAAACTGCCGATACCGCGCAAACCCGAGCTGGCCGTCGTCGATGGGGCGGTGGCGTAACAAGGCCCTCACCGAGTCGCCCCGTTGTGCATTCGAGGCGACTCGGAGTCGAGGGGGTCGTCAGCCCGAGATCGCTGTTGCGATCAGCGCTCCTGCATTGTCGGCATAGACAGCGCGTTCGGTGAGTGCGGCAAACACTCTGTCGTAGTACGCCAGTTCGCCAGGCTGCGTGATAGTCAACTGTGCAGTAGCAGTTTCGACGTGCACGCGACGCCGGTCGTACATTACGAAGTTGGTCACGGTGTACAGGAACTCGGCCGTCTTAGGCACTACCCCGAGAACCAGGCGCGTCAGGTCCATCAGCTCAAGCAGATGCTCGAGCTGTTCGATGCGAACCGCATCGTCGCCGACACCGGTATACAGCGCGGGCTCGCCGATCAGGAAATGGAATTTGTGTACACCCTCACGCAAGACCCGCTGCCGCTGCATGCGTGCCTCGACCGCCTCGGCAAGGTCGTCGGCACCGCCGACGAAGTCGATGCAGCGGCGCAGAATCGCCTCGGCATAAGCGCGGGTCTGCAGAAGGCCGGTTGGAATAAGCGGGTCAAACCCGCGCACAAGGCGGGTGACCCCCTCGAGTTCGATGCTCTGCCGCTGTCGCCGCGCATGGCCGCCAGCGACGACACGCTTCCATTCGAGGTACGCGGCATTGACATTGCGCACAGTGGCGACGAGGTCGGGTAGGGCAAGCTCGGATTTGGTGAGCTGGCACCAATCGGCTAAATCCTGCTCGGTGGGGACTTGGCGGCCATGCTCGATCTTGGAGACTTTGCTGGGTTGCCACCCGGCGAGGTCGGCCAAGCGGGCGCCGCTGAGGCGCGCTTCCTTGCGTAGCTCACGGAGGCGCGCACCGAGCGCCTGCTTGGCCTGTTCGACTCCGGTCACTTCTGGTATTGCTCGTGTGGCGTCGCTGCCGCCCACACCCGATCACGCACTTCGCAGGCGTAGGCGACTATGACAGGGTCGGTAGTTGCGGCGACGCCGGACCACCACTCGTTCTCGTCGAATATCGAGTAAGCGACAAGGTCGTCGTCGATCAGCCAGTAGTCATCGGCCGCGGCGTCGGCGGGGGCTGCCCTATTACGCGGCAACCACCGAACTTCCTCACCTGCAGCGATGTTATGCGAGGTCAGAGCCAACAAGTATCGCGTATAGGCACCGTGCGGCGTGGTTACTATGCGTGCTCGCTCGACCGCGACGCCTCGCGCGGAGGTCGCCGACACCAGTGCCGCCCACGGGTCGAACCACGGGCCACCGGGGTCGGTGGTCTCGTCGGCGAGAAACTTCGTCATCGCCGAATGCTCAGACGAAGACAGGTATTCGTCGCGGGTCTCCAAATGGAATACGCGATGTTTCGCACTCGCGAACAGTTCCGCCAGTTTTTCACGCTGGTATAGCCGCATCCGGCATCACCTCTCGTCCGATCGGCACCTCGATGGCGGCCTCGTGTCCGGGAATCTTCATGATCTGCAACGCTTCCGCATCAGTGACCAGTTTGCCTGTTACAAGGAACGTGCCGTGCCCGGTGTCCCTTAACCCGGTCAGGCAGGTTCCCATCTCCGCAAACATCAACAACCGGTGCGGGATTTCGACTTGGCTGGTGTGGTCGGTCTTCCATCCTTGAACAGCGAATGTGCTGCGGTCGGTAGTCCACAGACGTGGTGAACCGCCGTCGCCAGACCCGCCGCCGAGTAACCGAACATGCATATCGAAACCTCAATCGTGCGCATGATGGGTAGGTACCTTACCGATCATCGCAGTTCGAAGGCCATCCTGGAGAGTAAAGCAAGAAATTTCGAGAAATATCATGGCGGCGCTGGTACTCGAGTTTCTAGCGTCGATCCCAGCCCCGACGCCGGGTGATCCCCTTCCCCGGCGCCGGGTGCACTCCACATCCATGCAGCTGGAGGCACCCGATGGAAATTGTTCTCTCCCTTGTTCTTACCGCGCTAGCACTGGTCGCGGTTGCGGCCGCATCGCCTGGTACCACCCGTAGGCAAAGACACGGATACGGACACGGAGTAACCGTTTCCGAAATCCAGACCCGGATCGCGGCTGAACGTAGCCAGGTAAAAGTCGAGGTCGGGGGTTGCCATGACAGATGAAGCCCGCTCACACATCGACCTCGACGATGCACTACTCGACCGATCGGCACTGCCGTACGCGTGGCCACACGAGCGTCCCGACCGGCCGCTCACCGTGGAGGGTGCGCACCACGCCATGCAGCGACATGCCTCGTGCCCGATCGACATCTGCGCCCGCAAGCGAGCCGCGCACGATGTGCTGGTCGAGGCCGGTCACATCGTGCCGGACCCGCGTAACTCGAAGAACTTCCCGTGACCGCTACGACTGCTGACGACCACGACGATCGAGCAGTGGCGTGGCTGCAACGTGACGATGGCTCGTGGTGGGCGGTCGACGAGTTCGGGATCGCTTGGCCAGTAGAGGCATTCGCACTCACCAGGACCGATGTCGATGTGCAGGCCGCACTCGGCACGATAGGCGACCCGATCGACGTGGCCCCGCTATCCGTCTTTGACACCGAGGCCGACTGGTGACGGCCGCAGCGGCCGCGCTTGCCCAGCCCGACAAGCGTGATGCCGGGGTGCGCTGGTACTACGGGCTCGGCGTTTTCGCGATGTTGTCGGGTCACTCATACGACCAGCTCGTGGCGTGGCGCCACAGCGAGCGGGTATGGGTGCCATCGCCCGATATCGAGGTGGGCCGGTGGCCGGGGTGGTCACTGGCGTGCATACGCGCGTGGTCGCCGGACGGCGAGCCGTTCGTGCGACCGCCTGCCGTACGGTTCCTCGCGGCCGCCGAGGTGGCGCGGCATTGGCGTATGCGGCGCCAGGCGCTGTGGGCGCGTATCCGCGATGGCTCGATCGCTGGCCCGGTCGTGTGGATCGATGACCGGCCCGGGTGGCGGTCGACACCGTGAGCAGGACCGCGTTTATGCTGATCATGGCATCCCGTATGGGGTTGTCGTGGCGCCGGGCCGGTGGTGACCGCCAAGTTCCTTGCCGGCCCGGCGTTTGTATCCCCTTCATCTTTGGTTTGCCTAAAACCTCCACACTTTGAATCCTCAGGATGTAACATAGAGGGGTAAGCGAGACCCGGACCAAGGACTTGGCGGTCACCGGCCCGGGAATCACACGACAACCCTGGAAGGCCACACCATGCGAAAAATAGTTGCGAGCGGAATTGCGGTCATTGCGGCCGTGATGCTGCCTAGCACCCCCGCGGCGGCGGAGGGTGATTTCGGCGGCGGCGGTTGCCGTGGTTACTGGCACCCGCTCGAAGAGGTGAACGGGACCTTGGAGTGGGGCGTCGAGAGCCACTGCGTGGGGACCGGCTGGATGCCGCACATACTCGAAGTCGAACTTCAGAAGGGGCACCACGCGCTGTTCTTCTCGACAGTCCTCACCGAGAAGTCCCCGGGGTACACCCAAGGCAGCCCTGATATCAGCCTGCACTACCCGACCTCATGTACAGATGCCACCGAGGCCACCTACCGCATGAAGGTCTACGTGACCGCAGGTAGCCACACTGGCAACTGGCTCAGCCCCGAATACACCGTCCCCTGTGACGTGTAACTGCATCACCCCGGTCTTCCCTCCCGTACTCACGGGAGGGAAGACTGGTCTCTACCGCATCCCCGGAAAGGACACCTCAATGCCAGCTACCACTGCGCACCAGTCGTGGACCAGCCCGACCACTCTTGCCCGCTACACCTTTCCCCAGTTCGTGAGCCAAGGCAGCGGCGGCCTGCGGTCCTGGCTGTCGCCGATCATGTCTACCCCCATCGGACTCCAGTTCAGCTATACAGCCATATCCGACGAGGTATCGCTACTGCGCCATGAGGTAGACATCAAAATCCTCGTCGACGGCAAACCGGTTGCGGTCACATCGGGCGCCTCCAGCACCAGCAACACCCACTCTCACAGCGACTTCATTGTCCGCAACCCAGCCCCGACCACCCTCGACCGCTCCGTGCATGTGGTGATCACTTTGACCGACATCCTTGCCGGCATCACTCACACCACTGATTTCCAACTGGTGTGACCCAAGGGCGGCAGACAGTAGCGTTGCCGCCATGGCGGAAATCACGGCACAGCAATGCGTGGAGATGCTGTACTCGGCGACGGGCCAGCGGATCACCGCACGGACTTTCCGCTCCTACGCCCAGCGTGGTCACGCCCCGGCTCCGGAGCGGCATATAGGACGCACACCAGTGTGGGACGAGGCGACGATCGCGGCGTGGATTCGCAACCGGCCTGGGCAGGGTGCACGTACCGACCGGCACCGCGACTGATAGGCGGCGGCGTGTAGCACTTGTGGCCCAGGTGTTCTCGCGTTGCCGCTTTCGCGTTAGGCACCTACCGTGATGTAGCGATCTACATCACATGATCATTGGTTCTCAACTCTTCCACGGCGGACGGATCTGCAGCGCCAACTGTGGTTTCAGCGAGCCAACAGAGGGGATTTCACGTGTCGCAGCAGCAGCAACCGCCCGGTGGCCACTCAAAGGTCATGCCTGACCAGACGCAGCGGCGGCGTATCAACAAGGTGATACTCGGCGGGTTCGGTGCCGCGATGGCGCTAATTGTCGTGATTGTCGTAGTTGGCGCGGTGGTTGGTGATAGTGGGGGGCAAACGGGCAGCGAGCCATTGCCAGCCGCTACGCCTCAACCACCGATGCCAGCGCAGGCAGACCAAACCGGCCGGCCCTCGGCAGATCCGCGGTGCGCGCCTGCGTCCCAGTCCGTTGTCGAGCTCGTTGAGTCGGGACTCACCCAGGCCGGGACACGGCTGGAGAACGTTGTTGTGATCACCAGCGGAACGACATTCGTCGCGGCGTCGATCCTCGGCCAGGATGAGTCAATGGTCCAGCGCGCCAACGCATGGGTACTCCACGACGGAACGGTGTATGCCGCCTCCAGCGGGGCCAGGCGCCACACGATGTGGCCGAAATCGGCGGCGATCGGCATCGGCTCCACCGATGACGACGTAGAGGCTGTGATTGCCTGCGTGTTGCGGACCTCCTACGAGCGCTGACCTATTGACCTATATACGAAACGCGCCCCGCCAAGTCGGCAGGGCGCGACCGTTTCGGGCTGCCGTCCTCTCTAGGTGCCCTCGCGTGTGGTCAGTCGGTGACACGGACGTGCGATGTGGCGCCGGACTGCAGTGATAGGTATGAGAAGCCGGCCGATCCGATGGCGTAGAGGGTGATGAGGTCACCATCTGCCAGCGCAATATCCTGCGCGACGCTCACGGTGGCTGAAGACTGAACCGGAATTGGGGTGTCGGCGCCTTCAACAAGCACCGCACCATTGTGGTAGATCGCCACTCGGGCACTAAGGCTAAAGATGCTACTGGAGTTCGCGATCGTGCATGATGCGGTGATCGTTGCGGCGGGGTTGTCGCCGTGGACGACAAGGGCGTGCTCGGCGACAACCGATCCGGGGTAGCCGGTGGTGTCGGCGACCCAGTCAAGTATGTGCGCCCAGGCAGTGGTGAGCGTCTGAGTTCCGCTCTTGTTCATGCCGGCAGGTCGGAACGTTATGAACTGTGGCGTGGGTGCGCTGCCGATCGTGACGGCGGGTGGGGCGGCGACAACGACACCACCAGAGAACACGGGTGCGGGTGCGGTGCCCGTGCCTACCGCGTGGGTGCTGGTCACGGTCACACCGGTCATTACGCCGGGCAGTGGAACGGTTCCGGCCGAGGCTGCGGCAGCCGCCTCGATCACCGTATCGCCGACGCTCGGCGCTGGGGCCGTTCCGATACCCACTGTGGCCGAAGCTGCGATAACCACCTCGGCCCGCACGATCGGTGTTGGCGTGCTGCCGGTCGCCACGGCAGCCGGGGCAGTGGCGGTGATGCCGCCGGCGAACACGGGCGTGGGTGTGGTGCCCGTCCCGGCGGCAACTGGGATCGTGATGAGCACACCGGTCCGTGCGATTGGTTTGGGCGTAGCGCCGGTCGAGACGCCGGGCGGCGGCATGATGAGCACCGGCGTGGTCCCGTCCCATACCAGTAAGTCGCCGAGGTACAGGTACAGCACGTTCTCGTCGCCGAGCCGGACATCGAGCGGCGAGATACCGCGGGCGTAGAACGCCATCGTCTACCGGCTATTGCTGGGCGAGTCGGTACAGCCCGGTGACAGCGATGGCGATCTCGAATCCCGCGTTGTCCGAGGATTTGTCTTCCTCGAAATCGATCAGGCATACAAGCGGATTCGTGGCCGCGGTACCTGATTGTGTGTCGACGATTACACAGTAGCGGGCAGTGATCGTGCTCGGCGCCCAGTTCGGGTTGTCGCAGTCGAGCCACGCGGTGTTGGTGGCCGCGTCATAGGTGAGGGTCTTGCTAGTGAGCACCGTCCCGCCGGCGATATAGCCGTTGCCGGTGGGCAATTCGCCGGTCAGATCGGATTGGTACTGGTGGGTGTCCAGGTTCGGTGTGTAGTTCGAGGTGAGCAGCACTGCGCGCAGCTCGTCGTTGACGATGTCGACCTTCTTGGTCAGCAACGACATACCGAATCGTCCGTAGGGGTTTGAGATGGTCATGGTGTCTTCCGTTCAGTCGGGTACGACGATGTAGAGGGTGGTGGGATCGTGCGGCTCGGCGGCATACCAGGATTGGGTGACGCGTTGGACACCGGTGACGCCGCCGAAGTTACGAACGTGTGCTGACCCAGGCGGCGGCGGGGCGGGCAGACCGGCCGAGATCAGCGGCCACAGCGTGGCGTCTATGTCCGGCACGATGAAGTCGTAGCGGCGGACTCCGAACTGCGCCGAGCATGGGCCGGGCTCGAGCTGCACGGTGAGCATCCCTGCTACTGGGGTAGCGGAGATGCGGCGAGTGCTGACCATCGTGACACCGTTGGCGGCGGCGCGCGGGTGCTCGTCCTGCCAAAACCACACTGGTGTGTTGTCAGCGAGGCCGGCGATATCGGCGATGTCCTGTGTGATGGTGACGGTCACAATTGCGGCTCCTAGCTGAGGGCGTAGTACGGGCAGAACGAGCCGTTGAAGGTAAGCGCGTCATAGCTGATCGCGGCGGGCAGGGTCGAGGTTTGCGGTGCATAGGCATAGAGTGCGGCGGGTTTGAATCCGGGTGGCGCTGACATCGACCAAATAGGGTTCGCGAGCAATGATTTACAGGTTTGCCCGAGATGAGTGACCTGCAACAAGCCGACAGCCCAGATTTCGGATTTGAGCGCGTCGATCGGCGCGATGGTGAAGGTGTATTCGCGGTTGGTGTCTGCTACGTCTGCGGTGATGTCGCCGGTGGCGGCCATGAGCTGCAGATCGCCGGTGCTCGAGTCCATGAGGTATGCGCCCGCATACATCGCATCGATCCCGAAATGGGTGACGGAGTTTCCGGTACCGAACGAGATCTGGGAGTAAATACGGTCTTTGGTGCACTCGATAAATCCAAGTTCAACCAGGTCAGCGCCATGTCCCGCGGGTTGATAGTCCGGCGGGCTGTTGCGGGAGATGGAGTGCGAGTGCGAACTGTCGCCGGAGCCGCCGCCGCCGGTCCTGGTGGCGATCGGTTGCAGCATCACGCGGGGAAACGTCGCGTCAGCTCCCCGGGTGAAGGTATGCCACAACCCACCTCCGGACGGGATCACGTTGCCGTCGGTCGCGGCGAGGTCTTGTTGCGCGCGGGTCGCGCTGCCGGACACGCCGACAATCGGTGCCTTGCTCTTGTCATAGATCGAGGTTTCATCGAGATTCTGGAACTCGCCGAATGATCCGGGCCGGGTGGGGTTGAGCGCGCCATTCGGATTCGCGCCGTCGGGCTGAGTCACCTCACATCACCTCGAGCGGTGGAGGCGGTGGCACCTCACCGCCGAGCTGGCGCACCTGATCGGCGAGAGCGGTATCCCATTGCATGTGCAGGGTGGCGGCCAGGCGGCGCCGCACCTCACGAGTCTCGATCTCGGCGAGCTTGGCCTCGACCTCGGCGACGCGCTTGTCGGCTGCCGCTGTGGCCTTGTCGGCGAGCCGAGTCGCGATGCCCTCGAGTTTCTCGAGGGCATCGGCCTTACGCCCGCGGCGGCCGACGAACGCGGCTATCAGTGAGCCGCCGAGACCGCCGATACCCAGCGCGCCGCCCGCGGCGACGATCATCTCGTTCAGCATGTCATCTCCTCTCGCCATGTCATAGCCGCTCACTCCTCCGGCCCCGTAGCCGACAGCCACGGCAGCCACCGGTCGATCATGGCGTCGACGCCGGGGATCGCCATCACGCGCGTTACTGTCGCCGACACTGCTAGCGCGGTGCCGACACCCCATGCCGTAGTGGACAGGCCGGACGACTCGACGAGCTGCGGCATCGCTGCGGCGGCACCGATGCCGAGCTGAAACATGGTGCGTGTTGCTGCGCGCCACGGGAAGCGGACTTGTGTCGGTGTGTCCGGCGCGTTGTGCCGTCCCATCACTTCACCGGTCGGGGGCCGATGCCGGCGGCCTCGAGCAGCGCGGCGAGCGCCTCGACCTGTGTTCGGTCGCCGAGTTCGTCCCATCGAGTCGGGTTGACTACATGTCCGCGGATCGCCTCGGACCCGGGGCCGAGCTGCTCGACGACCAGTTGTGCGGCGTGCTGGTCGATCCACGCCAGCACGTTGCCGACGGTCTCGCTCGGCGTACCGTCAGGCCGGGTGAGCTGGGTGTCGAGCACGGCCTTGGCGATGTCCTGAGCGCTGGGCATTGTGTCCTCCTTGTTGGTGCTGCCAGTGTTGATCTCGCGGGCGCGGGCGATCACCACGTCGTACGGGAAGTGGTGGCCTGGGTCCCAGTGGTCGGACTCGTGGAACGCGGCAGAGATGTCGATGTGTCCAACGATTCCGCGTTGTCCGGCGGCGGCCTGCGGGGCACTGATCTTCACCAGCGGAATGCTGTATAGCCGTGACCATTCCGCGTACCGCATTGCCGTGCGTTCGAGCAGCTTTCCCTCGCGCAGCCAGCGGGCTCGGTCCCATTCGGCGCGCCCCATCGCGCACACGTGCAGACCGCGACGGTTGCCTTGGTTCATCGCTCCCCACGCCTGCCGGTTGTCCGGCACCATGCGTACTTCCTCGCCGTCGAAGTCGACCATGGTCTGATACGACCCTGCACGGGTGCGCTCGAGATAGCCGATCACCGAGGTATTGCCGCCTTCGGACTCGGTGGTGTGCTGGACGATGACCTGGCCGGTGTTGTCGGCGGCGTTCCACAACCGCGCGCCGATCTGCTCGCGGTAGGGCACGAGGTCAGTCCCGAGTGCTGTCACTGGTGGGGCCTTTCTGTGCGGTGAGTTGGTCGCGGCGCTTGAGGATGCCGCTCCGCTTGCTGCCGTCGGCCTCGAGTGCGATGACGCGCTGCACCTCGGCCGTGCTCGCGGTGCGCAGGTGCGCGAGGACCTCGGTCACGGGGTGATCGGCCGGGTCGAATCGGGTAATGCGGGTGACGAATCCGCGGGCGTCAGCCGGGCGGGTGGCTTGTGCGACGGTTTCGCGCTGCTGGAGCTGGCGCGATAACTCGGCTTGCATCACGCTCGCCAGGGCTTGTGCGTCGACCTCGGTCGACCAGTCGGGTGGCGGTGGCTGGTCCTTCCAATCGCCGGCCGCGAACAGTGGATTGATCTCGCCTGCCTTCGGCGGCCAGTAGAACTCGCGTTGCTCGGCGACGCGGCGGGCGCCGCCGTTCCACAGCCGGACCGACCACGACTTCAGTCCTGAGATCGGCACCGCCATAGACGCGCCTCGCATCCCAGGCAGGCCCACCAGGAACGGCAAGAACGCCTCTTCGGGGCAATGGGCGTTGCATGTGTCGACCGTGGGAAATGTGCCGGTCTTGAGCCATGGCGAGTGGTCGAGTCCGCATATGGTGTGGCACCACTGGCACGGGCAGCGGCGGGTGCCACACACCGTGCAGGCGCGGCGCTGCGGTGGCGGCAGATCGGCGCCGGGCGCTTGTGGCGGCGTAGTCTCGGTCACAGCACGGGCCGAATCGCGTGCAGCGGCGCGGCCATCACACGACCGCGGTACCGGACCGGCACCTGGGTGGCCTCGTCGATATCGTCCTCGCACTCATCGAACTGGGCGCACTCGCCGACGAGGCACCGCGCGGCGGCAGACACCGGCGCCGGTACCGCCGAGCGCAGCTCGATGAACGGCCGACATGAGCCGGGTGGCTGCTGCGGGATCTGGAAGTAGACGAGCTGTGCCGACACGGCGGCCCTCCTGACTGGCGTGGTGATAGATCAGCCGAAGACACCGAGATCGTGCAGCGCCGAGAACACACCCTCGAGCCGCTCGATCGCCCGCACCCCGGGGTCCTTGTCGTTGGTGTTGTCACCGATCACTGGTGTCCACGACAGCGGCTCGGTGTCGCTGTAGCGCAGCCGGATCGACTTGATGCGGTCGACTTGGATCAGGCCGGTACGGTCGCCGAGGATGCCCAATCCGACACGATCACCGACCCAGCAGTGCCCTTTGCCCTGGTCGCCGATCACCCACGGCGACCCGTCGGCGACGTTGACCTCGGCGGCGAATCTGGCTCTCGTCGCCCAGAATCCCGCGCGTAGGACAAGCAGAGACTCGATCGTAAAGGCCCTATCCGCGCCATCCTGGAAGTACTCGAAGTAGCCGGCCCATCCATCAGACATGCTGCGCGCCAATGATTTTACGTTCATCCAGCTGAGCACAGTGTCGCTGTACAGCGGGGCCAACAGGGCATCAGCCGCACCCCCAAGAGGGGGCACGAACAAGGCAGCGGCCAAGAGGTCAAATGAAAGCTGTACGGATGCCGAGATGGCCTCGTTCACGCCGTACATCGAGTGGCCACCAACGACGACCTGCACGCCCTTGGACGGCCACCGCTTGTTCTTGCTCGACTGGATTCCGGTCTCTTCACCATCGAGCCACACCACGTACGGCGTGGTCTTGGATGTGCCGAGCAGGCCGGGGATTTCGTAGGTCGGTTCGTTGATGTCGGCGACCTCGGTCACGACCGGGTCGATGAACGGGTCGACGAACGAGGCGACGGTGCGCACGAGCCCGTCCCACAGGGTGCCGCCGGTAGCGGTGCCCTGGTTGTAGTATCCGCTCTTGTCGACGATGTCGATCACTAGCGCGCCGGGGCGCAGGGACATGCCGGGTATCGGCTGCTCGTCGCCGAGGTCGGGCATGTACCGGCGCCATGTGAGCGACAACTCGGCGTCGTCGAGGATCGGCTGGGCGATGGCGTGCCAGTTCTTGAACCGACTCGACAGCAGGCACCACAGGATGCCGTCGGCGAGGTCGTCGGCGAAGCTGTGCGGCTTGACAATTACCGACCACTCGGCAATGTCGGCCGGTATCCACGAACCGGGGTCCATCGGGTCGTCGGGGAGGTTCCACCAGTTCTGCTGTTCCCTCATCACTTGCAGGTGGAGGGCAGTAAGCAGACACCACCGGGCGCCGCCGGCCAGCATGAAAACCCGGGGAAATTGCAGGATGGAAGGCAGGAACGGGTTAGACCAGACCGTGTACCACTTGACGGTCTCGTAGTCCGAAAGCCATTCCACTACCAGGACGTCCGAGCCGTCCTCTCGCTTCTCGGCCGCGCAGGATTCGAGGCGGCCAGACCATCTGGCGCCATTGCGGCACTCGACGACGATCACGACGACACGCTTCTCACCCCGCGCGATGCGACCGTTCTCGTCCCAGATCCATTGCGCGAGATAGTGATCCCACGGGATCTCGGTAATACCCGGGCCGGTGTCGTTGTCCTTCCACTCGAAATCACCCAGATAGGTGGCGTCGAGCCACCCTTGCGGGTTCATCTCGCCGTCGTAGACCATTACGTCCGGCGGCTCGAGCCGCTGCGCGACCCGCTGTCGTTCGCGCTCCTCGGTGACCTGCCAGATGGCCTCGCACTCGGCGAGCAGGTCCGCGGTGATCACAGCCATGGCTAGAACCGCTCCAATCCCCACGGCCGCGACCACCGGCGCGGCTGGCGGAACAGGATGCCGAACGTGTCGGAGGTGACCTCGGAAGCTGCGACCGGTAGCGAGGTCCACGGCGTGTACGGCGGGATCACATACAGCAACCGGTTGCCGCCGAACAGACCGACCACATTGGTGCCGGTGAAGTCTTCCCACGGAATCCGCATCCGGTCGACGTGCGCGACGAGGCCGGACCCGTGCACCGGGGTTATCGGGATCGTGGTAATGGCGCGCTCGGAATCGTCGCGGCCGGATCGGAAGTCGACGCCGATCACGCGGGCGCCCTTCGGGCCGGTCCACGACGGGTCCGGGATCGTGGCGCGGCCCTCACCGGTGACCACGACCGTGTGCGCCATCGGCCGATCGGTGGGATTGCACACCCAAATCTCGCCCGACCCGGACGCCGTGCTCTCCAGCATCCATCCAGCCGGGTGATCAGCGTCGCCGACCCAATCGTCCTGGTACCACATGGGTTGCGGTGCAACGAGAGTCACTGGCAGGTCGGAGTGCCGGTAGTCCCATGGGTCGGTGTCCATCGCCATAATCGGCGACTCGAGCAACAGCACGTCGATCCAGCGGGTACCGCTCAGCGGCGTCGTGATGGCGAGTCGGGCAGGTTTCGCGTCGGGGTCCCACGGGTCGACCTCGTAGTCGAACGCGCCGCGTAGCCGCGAGTCGATCATCGCCCAATCCTCGGGGTCGTCGCTGAATGCTCCGAGCCGAATGTCGATCTCGCGGTGCGGCCGGTCGACCTTGACCGGCCGTCCACCCACCTCGAACGCGCCCTTCTTCATCGACACGCGCACCGGCGCGTCGTAGAGCCCCTGTGGGCTGGTTCCCAAGACGACGCCCTGGTCGCCCGCGTCCACACCCGACAAGCAGAAGTAGGACCCGTCACACCCATACAGCTCGACCGTCGCGTATACACCCACCCGCTACCCCTTCCCCACGGTCTGGCGTTTCTGCTCGCGGGCGATCCGGTCGAAAGCACCCGCCACGTCGGCGGTGAGAATCTGCCAGTTGTTGACCGTCTTCGCGATCCCGTCGGCGTGGCTGCCGATACCGGGGATGCTCGACCGCTGCCCGGTCACGAAGTCCGAGCCCGCGTTCGCGATCGAGGCGTTGAACTTGTCGAACGCTGCGGACACGGCGGCGGCCTGGTCGAACGTCTGGCCGGTGTCATCGGTCGGGGTGAACGACGAATCGCCGCTGCCGCTCGACGAGGATGAGCCACCGCCGAGGTTGCTCGGCCAGTTGCCAATCGAGATCTCGTTGTCGACCCAGACCGGAACCGCGTCACCTACCGGCCTGTTGCCGCTCAAGCTGCTACCGCCGCCGCTTCTGGACGACCCGCCGGTGCCACTGCCCGAGGTGCCACCGGTCCCGAGTCCGCCACTACTGCCGCCCCTTGTGCCGGGGCTGCCCTCATCGAGCGGGTCGCCGTCGAGCGGGTAGTGCCACCGCAACGGGAAGTCAGCCGCACCCTGCGCGCCCGGCCCGACCTCGACGCCGTCCGACCCGCTCGCCTCGGCGTTCAGGTCGCCGATGGTCATCGCCATATGCGAGTTCGGGCCGCCACCGCCGCGCTCGACGCCGATCGACAGGTCGTTCGGGCCGCCCTGCCCCTCAAGGAATCCGAACTTGTTGAAGTCCGATTCGGTGTTGAAGTAGCGGGCGTTCGGGGTCTTGCCGTTGAGGATCGCCCACACACCGCCGACGAACCCCGAGCAGTCCCAGGACGGGTCACCAGTGCCACCGTATTGATAGGGCTTGCCAGCCTCGCCGCGCGCCCAATTCTGCGCCTCGACCAAGCCGCCGCTGGCGAGACCGGGCAGCATCGCGCGCAACAAGTCCAGCGGCGGCACCCATCCTGCATTGAGTGCGGCGACGAGTTCAGCGCCGCCCGTATCCATCGCGGACTTGCGCACCACGCCCTCACCGGCGGAGACCAATGCTGTAGGCAGGCCACTAGATCCAATTGCCAGAATCGAGTCCGAGGTACCACTGCCGGGACCGATAATGCGGCCCGCATTGTCGACACCCGCGATTCCGCCACGGGATAAAAGCGGCAAGTCCGGAGTGTCGATTGTGAAAGAAATGTGCCTGTCTATGACAGGAATTGTGAAGTCAAACCCGAGAGAAAAGTTGTTCCACCGCTCTATCAGCCAGTTGATCGCACCTTTGAACGAATCCTTGATTCCGTCCCACAATCCGGATGCGGCGTCTGTGATTTTTGCGGGCAGTCCGGTGACGAAATCGACTAGCGCGGTGAATTTCTCGACGATCCAGTCCTTGACTTCGCCGGCTTTGTCCGAGATCAAACCCATTCCGGCTTTGAAGTCCTCGAACAGTCCTTTGATGAAGTCCCATGCCGTCGAGATGCCGCCCTTGATTCCGTCCCACGCTGGTTTGACCGCGTTTTCCCACAGCCACATTGCAACTGCACCCGCTTTGTCGAAGGCATCGCCCCACCACCCGAAGAACGGCTTCAGAACGTTGTCCCACACGAACAGTGCGCCGGTCTTGATTGCCTCCCACGCCCCGGTCACGATGTCTCGGAACGTTTCGCTGTGTCGCCACGCGAGCACGATTCCGGCCACAAGCGCGCCGATAGCGACCACGATCAGCCCGAGCGGGTTTGCCGCCAAAGCCGCGTTGAGCAACCACTGCACGCCGGCCCATGCGGCGGTCGCAGCGCGGATGACGCCGGTCGCTATCGTGTACGCCCCGACAGCGAGAGTGTTCGCTGCGAGTGCAGCGGTACCGGCTCCGCTCGCGGCAGCCATGATGCCTTGCGCGATGGCGTACCCACCGGCGGCGGCTTTCGCCGCGATGAGTGCGCCTGCGAGGGTCCCCAACGCGATGCCTAGTCCGAGTGCCGCGCGATTGTTGTTCTCGATCCACTCTGCACCGGATCCGAGCGCGCCCACTAGCTCGTCCTGAATGGACCGCGTTACGCGTTTGAGTGCAGTATCAGTGTTGTCGTTGAGCGTCTGCCCTGCCTGGTCGGCCGACCCGGCGAAACCGATCATCGACTCGCCAGCGTGTGACATCGCCTCGAGGAACGCCGACAACTCGACCTTATTGAGATCCTCCATTGGGGTGCCGATCAGGGCTAGAGCCGCAGCAGCCTGCTCGCCGGGGTCCTGAATCGACTGCAAACCCGCAACCAGTTCCGCGAATGCGACCTTCGCAGTTTCACCACCTGCGAGCAAGCGATTCTGAATATTCGCCGCACCGAGACCGATATCCTCGAGTGCCTCGACAGCACCCTTGTCCCCCAAATCCGTTGCCCGGATCCCGGTTTCCTTCAAGGCGTCGCCGACTTTATCCATAGCGACCTTGCCTTGATCGCTTGCATTGACTAGCAGCCCGAACGCCTCTTGACCATCGAATCCGATGCTACGAAAAAAGGTGCCGTACTCATTGATCAACTCTGGCAGCTCGTCAGCCATCGCTACCGAAACACGCTGCGACGCAGCGGTCATCAAGTCGAACGCCTCTGTCGAGTCCTTGGCCAGCCCGATTGTGACGAGCTGGGAGGTCGTTTGCACGACGTCAGCAACCTCGATACCAAGGATCTTGCTCAGGTTGAGCGCCCGCTCGGTGACCTTGTCGATACTGACCTCACCCTCGCTACCGAGGACATCGAATGCGGACTGCACGCCACGGACGGCCTGAGTCACATCGTCGAACGATTCTCCGAGCCCCTCCTTGTAGAGATCGCCCGCGATGCGGCCATATTCGGCCGCCAGCTCGGGCGACGCGCCGAGTTGGGCAGCCAGTAGGTCGACCGATTGTTCACGTGAGATGGCTTCGGACACCGTTCCCCAGGCAGTTCCGATGCCGGCGGTTGCCGCGCCGAGCGCCAGCATCTGTTTAGCGGCTGGGCCGAGCTTGTCCGACATCGCGTCCACCGCCCGCCTGAATCGCCCCTCCGATTCTGTGGCGTTGTCGGTGGCGTTGGTCAGTTCCGTATTCGCATCCGCGAGGTTTTGCGTTGCCCGCTGCGTGTTACGCCCAGCCCGCGCGACTCCGCGCTGTGCCTCCGCGAGTGCCTCCTCGGCGCGGGTGAGCTGTGCCGTAGACGCGGCACCAGAGCTCCGCAGCTGGTTGAGCCTGGCCTCGGCGACCCGCACCCGACCGGCCGCAGTCTGCTCCTTCTCCCGCGCTGTTTCGAGCGCGTCGGCCGCACGCTCGACCGCGGCGCGCGCCGCATCAACGCCTTGCGCGATACCGCGGCCGGTGGCTTGCCCCGCGGACCGACCGGCAGCCACGAGCGGCGCCGCGAGTTGCCGCTCGAGGTTGCCCTGAAATCCCCGCAACGTTGGGATGACCTGCAAGGCGGTGTAACCGGATATGTCCATCAGATCACTGCCCCTCTCGATGTTCCGCATCGTGCGTATACCGCTCGATCTGGCGGCGGCGTGCCGCGAATTGGCGTCGGACCGCGCGTTCAGCCCGAGCGCGCTGCGCGCTCTGCTGCTGGGTAGATGTTTTCGGCCGCGCGTAGTGCGGCTTGCCGGTGAGTGCCTGCCAGACATCGGCAAGCAGATAGTCGGTTACGCCCCAACGGGCACCCTGCCGGCCTACGAGGATGAGAGCCGCGTCATCGGGCAAATACTGAATCAGAACCCAGATTTCGCGCAGCGTGAGCCTACGCTGCCCGTCCGCATCGCGCCGCCACCGATCCGAGTACCGCACCCCCATCCGACGCAAATCGGATTCGACCGCGTCCGGATGCTCATGCAGTAAGACGAGCAGCTGAGTCAGTTTCCCGCAGTACCGAAACCGAGCAGCTCGGCGAGCAGGTTCGAGAACTCGACGAACTGCCGCTTTTTGGGAAACCGGTGGTTGAACCGAGCCCACTGCTGCGGACCCAGCAGATGCTCAATCGCATCGATGTGTGCGTTCCTCGCGAACGCCTGATGCACCACGGTCGGCCAGTCATCGGGATCGGCCGGCACCTCGAACGTCATGCCACCGAACTCGCACAGGACGGTCTCGATACCCTCGGCCTCACGCTGCGCCGCGCTGGTCGCCTCGGCCCCGTCTTGAGGCGCGAGGTGGTCCTGCGGCTGTGTGACGCCCGCAGGGCGGGCAGGGACCGCCCGCTTGACGGGGGCCTTCTTCGTGGTCATGGCATGGTTTCCTCTCGTGCGAACGACTGAATTCCTCGTGACCTGGGCAGGTCGCACAGGAACTTGGCGCGATCAGTGCGGAATGCGTGTTTACGGCTTCGTCTGTCAGGGCGCATCGGCGACGGTGACCGTCGGATCGGTGCCGCCAGTAAGGCCGCTACCGTCACCGACCAGCAGCTCATTTGGTTGCCCGAGGTACTCGCCGCCCAATGCCACCGTGTACGGGCCACCCGCGGTGCCCGACACGGTGACATTGCCGACGCCGAGGGTCGCCTCGAGCGCGGACTGCACAGCAGTCGCTTCGGCATCGAACGCGATAGCGGTTGTCGCGGTCCCTGCATACGACAACGTCCAGTCCCCACCTGTCGGCGCGCCAGTGATCGTGACCAGTTGCACCTCGTGCACCGGGGTGTACTGCCGGGTGTAGAGCAGACCCGAGCCGGTTGCGAAGATATCCGCGGTCACTTCATGACCGGTCGGATCGGACTCGTTACGGTCGAGGTTCGGTATCCAGCAATCGGCCGGGCGCGCAGTGAACACTCGCTCTTTGAGTCCGGCGTCGCTGAGGAACTCGAACGCAAGCATGAATCCCTTGGGACGCGCTTGGACAATCTGTGTCACAGTCGAGCCGGGCCGTGCGATGCGCTGCGTGGTTGCATTCGACTCGAGGCAGGTGAAGACCCTTCTCTCCTTGTAATTCTTGTATCCCTTGCGATACAGCCCGATACCCCAACCGAAATGCTCGGTGACGTCCCACTCCCGCGGGTTCGTGATACCGCTGTCGCCGTTGAGGATCCCGAGGTTGTCCCACGTCTGATCAAAGGGGTCGGCAATCGATGCGGGCATAGTCGGGCTGAGTGTCTTGCCGACATAGATAGCCGCGTCAGCGTAGATCTGCACCGAATCGGGATCGCGGGTCAATGCCATGAGCGTACTGCCTCTCGTGAGTGTGTAATTCCCGACCGGGCCAGGGGCGGGCGTCTACGGATTGCGAGTCAGCCCGCGACTGTGCGCGCGCTTGCCCGCACAGTGAACGAGCACATGTGTCCGCTGTTGTTGCTGTCCTTAGCCTCGAGCAAGCCAGTCGGTTGCGTGATTGTGGCGACGCCCGTGATCCGGTGCGACAGCAGCACACCGAGGCAAACACCGGCGATCTGCCGAGAGGGGTCGCGCCCTGCTGCCCATACCGTGATGCGCACAGTCGGGCTGGTCGACACCGGCCAAATCGCGCCGCCGCCGTCGTCGAACACGACGACCGCCGCCGCCGAGGTGCTCGGCGCCCACGTCGCCGGCAGCACCAAGCCGACAGTCGGAGCGGGTGTCACGAGCCCGGGTAACACTGCGGCGAGATAGGTCTTGATAGCTTTTGCCGGATCACCCGGTGTCCGCTGAGGTTTCACGGTTTAGCGCGGACCTCGAGGCCGACCGACGCTGCGGCGCGAGTGAGGGCGCCGTCGCGGGCCTGGTCCTCGGCCGGGACGATCACAGCGGCAGCCTTCCGATCGGTGGTGTATTTGTCGACCTCGGCGTTGTCGCCAGCGGCGGCGGCGACCCGGATCGCGGCATCGTTGACTACATCAGCGAAGGCCTGTGATTTCAGGATCTTGCCGAGACCGCGATGATCGAGCCGGACTCCCCGGGCAGTTGCCACGATCAGCCCTCCCCACTACTGCACAGCACGACCGTGCCCGTGCGGCTAGTATGCGGTGACCGCCACTGCTCGACTTGCACGCGGCAGCGCCGCCCGCGCACGGTCACCTCGTCGTTGTTGGTGATGTCCAGTTCGGGCACGTGATAGATCGAGTAGTCGACCCGGTCGCCATCGCGGCCACGGTCGAGATACTCGGCGGTCGTGCCCGGAGCGACGGCCCAGACGGCGAGCGCGGTGTCGTCCCAAGGGATCTGGTTGCCGTCGCTGTCGTAGCCTCCGCCGCGGTGGCGGGTGACCTGCTCGGTCATGGCCGCGGACCGATCCGGTAGCGGTCGAGCACGCGCAGCTGTGCCCCGGTGAATGCGCCCGCGCCTTTATTGCCGCTGAACGTGAAAGGCCCGATCGTTTCCGGCATCTCACCGCCCGATCCGACCGGCGCAGACAGTGCCACCGATGTCGCGTCCAGCACGACGGACACGATCGCGGAGGGCACCTCGTCATAGCCGTGCGTGCACTCGACGACGATGGCGCGGTACCGATTCGTCCAGCACCGGCCAATCGGCAGCCGCCGCAGCGTGCCATCAGCTGACCACTCGTACTCGGTGGCTGCCAGCGCGACCCCCTCCTCGGAGACCGCGGCGACAGCCGATAGCCGCAGCGTCGGCACCTGCACCACCGCCGCACCAGTACCGTCGAGAGTGATCGTCTCGTTTGCCGCGACCGCGATATGCCACCCGCAATAGTCCCGAATGTCAGCGATCACGCCATCGAGCCGGGTCTGTTCGAGTCCGGTACCCGCAGCCAACGCCTGATACTCGGCCAGCGACAGCAGCGGGCCAGGCGCGGTCATCTACGCGCCGCCCTTGTTCGCCGCACCGCGCGACTTGTTCGACGGAGTGCGTTGCTTGGTCTCGGCTCGAGCCTCGATAGCGCGGGCCTCGGCAGCGAGCCACTCACGCACCGCTGTACGGTGCGCGACGGTGTCCTCGCCAGTGAGGGCGCGCTGCGCCGCGTCAGCTGCTGTGAGCTGCATCGTGGTCGGCCACCCGTTCACGGTGACCTCGTAGACCTCGAGCATGTGATCCTCCCTCGGTGCGTGCGGCCGGGGCGACTCGGCCGCACGCGATTCGAGCAACGCCATTACGCGAGAGCCACGGTCACGAATGCGGACGGGCGGGTGACAGCGAACGCGAGCCGCTCCTCGGCGAGGATCGCGACCATGTTGCGGATGAAGAAGTCCGCATGCGAGTCGGTCATGGTGACAGTGGTCTGCTCCCGGTCCCAGATCACGGCCTTGTTGAAGTCGCCGAGCAGCGCGGTACCGGCGGGCTGGGTCTCGGACTCGACCACCGGCAGCCGCCACACACGCAAGGCGTCGATGGCGAACGGCCCGCCGTAGTAGTAGCGGCCATTCGCGTCCTTGGTCAGGTCGATACCCTCGGCGTCGGCCGGGTTCATGACGATCGCGGTCGGGTTCACGCGCCCGACCGTGCGGGCCTTGGTCACGGCCTTGCGCAGCGAGGTGAACACATCGGTGACATATGCCTGCGTCTGCACACCGGACCAGTTGAGGATGCCGGTGAAGTTCTCGCCAGTGCCGTCGCCGCCGAGGATCTGGCCCTCTTCGGCTTCGGCCACGTCACGGCGCAGCTCGTCGTTGATCAGATCCTCGAGGGCCTTCACATCGGCGAGCGCCCGCTTGGTGGCCGGCACCCATTCGGCGATGGTCTTCACGACTGCGGTCTTGCGTTCGAACGCCCACGCGCCCTCGGGCTTGTAGCCGCCGTTCGCGTTCAGTATCAGCGCACCGGCCGAGCCGGGGGCAGTCGGGGCAGCCGAACTGGTTGCCTCGGGCACAACCGCGGCGGCGTTGGTGTGGCTGGTCTGCGCGACATACTCGACGGTGTCGGAGCTGGTGCGCCGCACCGAGACCAGATCGCGGATGGTCAGCTCCTTGCGGCCGAGCATCTCCACAATGCCGGTCTGCTCGGGCACCACGAACGCACCCGCGGAGGTGTCCGAGCCGCCGACGAACAAGCCTTTGATGCCGATCGGGTCGGACTGGATACGGGTCTTCTCCGGGATCGTGCGGTCACCGAACGGCTTGAGCATCGCCTTGTACTCGGGCGACTCGACTACCTGGAAACCGAGCGACTTCATGCGCTCGCGCACCGGCCGCTGTCCCTGCGCGTCGAGATCCCCAACGGCGGGCTCGCCGATCTCGGCCGCGAGCGCCTTGGCTTCGTCGATGATCTCAAGGTCCCGCTTGGCGACCTTGATCTGCTCGAGCAGGTCGCGACCCTTCTTCATCTCGGCGTCGTAGTCAGCGCGGACCTGCTCCGACCAGGTCGACGGGTCGGCGTCAGCCTTCTCGGCGATCTCGCGGGCCGCCGAGGTCGCGGCGAGCGCGGACTGCTGCAGATCGGCGAGCTTGGTCTTGGTCATCATTGTTCAGGTATTCCTTTCGGGGAGTTGGGTTTACGCGCTCAGCTTGATTTCGAGTGCGAACGCGTCCAGCACCGCCGAGGCGGAGACGGACGGATTCACCGGCGCTACCGCTGGCCCTTGCGCATCGGGACGAACGGATTTGCCGGGCTTACCGCTGGCCTTCTCCTCGTCTGTGTCGTCTGCATCGAGGACGGCGAGTACACGCGAGAGCGCGTCGTGCGCGGTGCGGATCTCGCCTTCGTTCTTGGCCGAGAGCACTCGGCCGGCCTTGAGGTCTGCGAGGGTGCGGTCGGCGAATGTCGGGACCTGCTTCACCTCGAGAATTTCGGTCTCCTGGTTCGCACCGATGGTTACGACCGAGACCTCGTAGAGCTTCAGCTCGTGCAGCGCGACATACCGCTCGGGTTCCATCTCGAACCCATCGCCGTCAACTCGAGCTCGCTCCTCAATGCTCCTGCTCAGAACGTCATAGGCGAATGACATCTGATTGACTCGGCGACCCTTCAGCATTCGATAAACCTGTGCCGCCTTAGGGTTCTGCAAGTCGAGCTGCGCTCGGACCTTCAGTCCGCGGCCATCTTCTGACGCCTCGACGACATGGCCGATGTTGAAATCTGGGTCGCTCATGTTGTGCCCGAACAACAGCGGAATCGGTGCACCGCTCGCTGTCCACGCGTTGAGCGTGTTCGAGAACGCGCCGGGCATCACGACTTCGTCGTAGGAGTCCTTGTTGCCGAACACGCTCGCGTACGCGGTGAACTCGCCTTCAGCGAGACCGTCATCGGGTCCGGCCTTGAGCTGCACGGCCGCATCCTTGGTGCGCATCACTGCTCGCCTCCCTCGTCGACTGCGGGCTCGTCGGCGTCCTCGTCATCGGGTACCGTTTCGGCCGGCATCGGTTTCTGGTCGCCGTTGGCGGTGACGTTCAGCGGGCGAACCAGCTCATCACCGCCCTCGATTGGCGGACGGTTGTCCAGCGCGCGAGCCTCGTTGACAGTCATCCAGGGCGCCCCGACCGCAGTCTGCATCTGCGCGGCACGCTCCTCGAAAGAGCCGGTGAGCTTCTCGCGCAAGTTGAACTCGATGTACACCGGGTCGTTCGGCGCAGCGAGATCGGGCACTAGCTGCAGCTCGATGTCCTCGGCGAGCATGGTCAGCCACGGGCCCAGGGTGTCCTGATACAGCATCTTGTGCTGCTCTTGGATGTTGGAAAACGTTGCCTTGTCGAGCATTCCGACCATGGGCGGTGGGATGAAGTAGGCGGCGGCGACCTCTTCGCGTGAGAGCTTGCGCACCTCGAGGTACTGCAAGTCGGTGGCGGTCATAGCCGCACCCTCGAAGGTCATGCCGTCCTCGAGGATCGGTGTACCGCCCGCCTGCGGCCCGTCGCCGGTGTACTGCGATTGCCATTCCTTGCGGAACCGTTCGCGGGCGGGGTCGCTCCATTTGGCCCCAGCAGGGCGCTGAATGTACCCGGCGATGCGCGCGCCGTTGTTGAGTACCTGCTCACGCATTCGAGTGCCGGCGTACTCCTCGGCGAGGATCTGCCGTAACGACTCGATCGGTGAGGTACCGAGGTCACCATGCACGTCGTAGCCGCGGAAGTACAGCATCTGATCGGCCGAGATCTCGCGTTTGCCGTTCGTGCCTGCGAGCTCGAACCGGTCCGGGGTGAGCCAGTTGTCACCCTTCGGGGTGACCATCGGCGGCGGGATGCGCACCAGGCCGAGCCCTTCGCCCGTCTGTGTCTTCAACAGGTACGCCCGGTCGAAGATCGCGAAATCCAGGACCAGCGCGTTCATGAACCGATACCGCGTCGTCCACCCGTTCGGCTTGCGCAACAGCAGCGACAGCGGGTGATCGGTCAACCGCTCACGGTCGGTGTCGTCGTTGCGCCGGAAGACGTGAATACCGAGCTGAGCGATGTTGCGTGCAAGGAACTGCGTACAGGTGCGCACTGCGGGCTGGCTGCGCCACAGCTCGGCATACTCGATAGCGTGCCGATCCGAGAGCCGCAATACCGGCTGCCGCGGCTGGTCCGGCCGCGCCAGCGACCGCACCGCGCCATCAGAGACGACGAACGTCACGGTGTGACCGCCTGGATGTAATCGACGTTCCCCTTGTCGACAACGATCTCGCCGTCAGCCGGAACGGCGGTGCCGTCCTCGCGCAGCACCGCGGCATCGCGCAGCACATACAGCGGGCCGCGAGCCGTGACGATCACACCCGTGACCGCCGTACCGCTGAGCAGGTTCACGACCACACGCCGATGCACCACGTACCTGTATCCCATTGCCGCCTTTCGTGTATCGCTCAGACGACCATCAGGCCGTTGTCTTCGTAGGCGCTGCCCTGGTCGGGCTCGCTGTCGATTGCGCGAGCGAGAGCCATGATCAGCGCGGCAACACCGTCGATCTTGTCGGCCGCGTGGGCTTTGTCCGGCTTGACATTTCCCGCCGGATCGAGCGCGACCGCGAAGTTGTCGACCATCCACCGCATCGCCGGATTGCCGCCGTGCCGAACGATCGGAGTCTCCTCGGTGCCCTGCAGGACGAGCCGCTGCAGCTCCTTCGTCGGGCTCGACAGCGACGCGTACCCCTGCCCGATCGTCACCATGGGCGCACCCTCGGCGACGAGGTTGTTCACCAGTTGCGATGAGTTCCACCGGTCATAGGCGATCTCGACCACGTCGAAAACCGCCGAATCCCTGAGGATCTGCGCTTCGATGTAGTCGTAATCGGCGACATTGCCCGGCGTCGCGGTGATGATGCCCCGCTGCACCCAGCCCGACGCCGCGCCCGCTGTGCGCTTGTCGAGCGCGACGAGGTTGTCCTCGGGTGTCCACAACCGCCACAGCGCGTCGTAACCGCCGTGCTCGTCGGGGAACAACCAGCACAGCGCGCATAGGTCGCTCGTGCTGGCAAGGTCGAGCCCGCCGTATGCCCGGCGTCCGTGCAGTGTCAGCTCGTCGACGATGCTCGCGTTTCGGTCCCATGCCTCAATGTCGAGATATCGCTGTGCCTGCTTGGTCCGTACGCCGAGGTGCAGACGCATGTAGCTGGCGTGGTCGGCGGGCGACTGCCGCGCCTTGACCGCGGCTTGCCGTAGAAATGCCCGCGTCGGCGATATTCCGTAGCCGGGGTTCGCGGCGCGCTGCGCGTCCTCGCTGTACGGATCGAATCCCTCGGCGGTCTCATCAGCGGCCCAGATCACGCCGTAAGTGGCCGGGTCTGTGAGCGCGCCGCGGGCGAGCTGCTCGACGAGCCTGCGCTTGCGGTCGTACGAGGTTTCCTTGCGGCTGGCGTCCGCGGTCGTGATGAACACGATCAGCGGTTGCGACCGTGAGCCGGTGCCGGTCTCGATCGCCTCGACAAGGTCGTTGGTCTTGTGCAGGTGCAGCTCATCGATGATCCCGCCGTGCAAATCGGCGCCGTGCTGGGCGTCGCCGGCATTCGCAACCGGCTGAAAGTACGAACCGGTACGTGGGTGAACGATTTTCGCCTTGTACGTCTTGACGTGCTTACGTAGCGCGGGCGCCTTCTCGGCGAGCTGCTTGATCGGCGCGAACACAAACTGTGCCTGCTCGAGGCGAGTCGCCGCCGCGATCACCTGCGCGCCCTCTTCGCCGTCCGCCGTGGTCAGGTAGATGCCAATACCGCCCGCAATCGTCGACTTGCCGTTCTTTCTGGGCAACTCGACGTACGCCGTGCGGATGATGCGCACGTACAGGCTGAGGTCGGCATCGTAGTGGACCCATCCGAACACCGGCGCGAGCAAGTAGGCCACTTGCCACGGGTCCGGTACCAGCGGTTTCCCAGCGACTCGGCCTTTCGTGTGCCGCAGGTTGCGGAACACGGCCAGTACCTTGTCCACCCGTTCGGCATCGAATCGGGCGCCTGGCTCGTCACGCGGTTCGGGTGTCTTCCACCGGGGCGGGCAATCGGGCAACGGAATACCGCGGCTGAGCAGGTACCACGCGATCTCGGGCGAGAGCTTGAGCTGTGCGAGTTCCTCGGTATCGGGCAGCTCAACGTCAGGCGAAAGGGTTATCGTCCGGCTCATCGTCGCCACCACCACGCGAAACACGCGCCTCGGCCGATGGCGTGAGTCCGAACTCCTGCGCCATCGCGCGCAGTTGCGTCGTCGCGGTCTCGAGCACGGTCACCGCGGGATTGCGCTTCACACCATGCTCGGTTGGCACGGTGAATCCGTCGCGCTCGACCTCCCGTGCGGCCTTGACCCACCGTGCCCAGGTCTCGCAGTACACCGCCAGTGCGGCCCGGTCCTCCTCTTTGAGCAGGTCCAGGCGAGCCAGGCCGGGCACCACGCGCTTCCATTCGCGTTTCGCCTCGGCAGACAGCCACGTCGGAGGCTTCGGCGGGATGCGCCGGAACGCTGGGGGTTGGGTGACCGGTCGGCCACCGCTGTCGCGGCCTTCGGATCGCCCTTTGAGCAGCCGAAGGTTAGCTGGCGCGGCAGATGGTCCAGGCATTTCACCTCCCGCTTTTTTCTTGGGTAACTTGAGCGCGAAAAAGGAAGGCTACCGCAGCGTGGTCCACCCTCTGACCTGCGGAAATGCAGACCCCCTACCCCCGTGTGCGGCGGGCGGCGCGGGCCTCGGCCGCAGTCTTGGCCTGATGGCAGGAATGGCACAGTAACTGGAGGTTGTCCCAGTCGTATCGATCGCCACCAGCACCGACCGGGATGATGTGGTCGACCTCCGTGCCGAGAGCTACACAGCCAAGGGACTCGCAAAGGTCCCCATCGTTGAGCTTGGCCTCACGCAGCGTGCGCCACCGCCGCGTACTGCCACTGCCGGTATAGCCGTTGCGCCCCGACCAAGCGGGCAGGCAGAGGCAGCGCTGCCCGCTTGGCACGGTGTTGCGACACCGGTTGCATACCCGGGGCGGCTTGGCAGGCACGAATCAGCCGATCACCCCAGCAAGCAGGGCGAGGACGATGGTGCCGACGCCGGCGGCGACCTCGCCCCAGTCAACATCGGACGCGGCAGCGGACAAAGTGGACAGCATGGCTTCCTCCATCGGGTGTGAACCATCCGGGATTTCCGAATGCTGAGGACGCAGCGCGCAGCGTGCCCGCGGTCCGAGAAGTCCGGGTTGCGGCGGCGGGAAGTGGCGCCTTGGGGGTGCTTCGGTGGGGTCAACACCGTTTGACGCGCTGCGGGGTCTGGGATACGACGAAACCCACCTCGGGTGGGATGAGCACGGGTACGCGCCGGCGGGGCACTGCGGCCCTGGTCAGGGCATGAAAAAACCGCGCCAACAGTTTCCGGGGTCGGGTCGTCGGTCGCGGTTTGTAGTGCCACTGTACATCACAGCCGCTATCTGCTGTACATAGTGATCGAACCAGCGCGCCGCTTCCGCGAGTTGCGCCTTGTAGCGCTGCTCGACTGATCACCGGTAGAGGGGGCGCTCGGGATCGGTGGGTTCGGCCTGGGTGCCCTCGTCAGTGGCGGGTTGTGGTGCCAAACCACAACAGCCGGGATGATCTCGTAGCAAGACACCCCGGCGGCCGTGTTACCGACGCAGGTCTGTGCGTGCTCCGCGCCCAGGCCGCGTGGCGTTCCATTCGTCGATGGTCTCGGTCAGCCAGCCACGGATGGTGCCCACGGGTAGAGTGCCGTCGTCGTTGACCGGCCCGACGATCACGTCGGGGTCGGGCAGCTTGTACCGGCTGAGCGCTGGGGCGACGACCCCGATACGTTCGGCGACTTGCGCCCGGTTGAGGTAGCGCGCCGGGCGCTGGTCATTCGTCACGGTCGAATCTCCTGAGGTTGTAGATCGTGAAAGCGCCCAAGAGGCAGGTGGCCACCACGTAGATGGTGAGCTCGGTTCCGGATCGGCCGTCGATCATCGCCAGCGCGGTCACGATGGCCATGCCGGCCAGGCATGCGATGGCGAGCACGCGGACCAGGGTTGCGGGCATTGCGGTTCCTTTCCGATGGTGAGAAGCTGGTCCGGGTGGGAACCCGGGGCGGTGCTTTCGCCCCGGGCTCTCACTCTACTTCCGCCGCCGCTTCTTCTTGTTCTTCCGATTTCTCGGTGGCTTCACCCGGTGCTTCCCCTTGTAGGGCGGCTCCTGGTTGTTAACCCAGAACATGTAGAAGGTGAGCAGCAGAGTCGCAATTCCCATAATGACAATTGCGACGCGGTACCAATCCACATCATCTCCTCTGTTTAATTGTTGTGAGGGACTCTCCCTCACATCTCTAACTATACATCTCTGCGGTTGTATGTACAACGGTTTGGGGCAGTAATTCTCATGAATTACTCTGTGCCACAGAGATTTACGAGACCCTCCTAATGGGATGAGCTCTTCCGCACTGGGTCTCGCCGGATGGGGGATCGCACACTTACCTCACTGCCCGGCGGCGAGCCGAAGCGACCGGCCGGTTTATCGTGCGCCAATTCGAGGGCATCACCCACGCGATACACCGGCACCGCACCGTCCTCGTGCCGGTCGGTGATGCGCACACCGGCCCGGGTGCGGATGAGCCACGCGCGCCGCGCCAGACGGCCCTGGGCGGCCCACCGATAGCCGGTACGGCGCGCGATCGGCGAGCCGACTGCCGCGCAGGCGTGCAGCAGCTCGGGCATGGTGCACAACATCTCACGGGCAGCCACGGCTGCGCCGTCCTCGAGGCGGGTGACCTGGTGCTGCTGTTGGCAGGCCGGGCACCGCACCCACGTTGAGCCGGGTTCAGCCCACAGGTTCGTGTCACACACCTCGGTGGAGTCCAACTTGATCGGGCATCTGCCGAGGTACTTTCGGTCGGCGGGCCGGTCGATGACGCGCCGCAGATACTCGGTGCCGCCGGTGATGTCGCGGTACACCTCGTCGGCGGCTTCGAGCTGGCGCAACTCGTGCGGGTGGCAGGCGAGCCACACCGCAAGGCGTTCGGCTTCCTGCGTGGGCGTGATGAGATGCGCAGCGGTACGGCGGGCGACCCGCGCGCCGTTGGGTGGACGATCCTCGCGCACGATCACCGTGACCTCGGACGAGCCGCCTGCGTGTCGCGCATTGGCGGCCAGGACGGCGAGACTACGTGCGCCGATGGGGATCTCGACGCCGAGGTGATCAGCGAGCACGCGCGCCCACCCGTGCAGTGCGGTCGCGAGGGCGGTGTGCTCACGTTCTCCGAGCAGGCGCACGCCGCGCCCGCGATACTCAGTGCTGGTGTCCTTGATCGGCAACGTCGCCTCGGCCGGGCGCCTGCCGGCGCGGCCCTCGCCGAAACGCGCCTGTCCCGTTCGGGCGATCTCCAGATCAGCGACCAGTCCCGGTACGCCGAGCAACGCCTCGACGAGCGACCGGCCGCACACCTCACACAACGTGAGTCCGTCACTGACGGGTCGCTCGCAGGTACCGCACAGAGTACTCATTGGTGCCCTCGAATCATCCGGCTAACCCCTCTGTGCTGCTGCATGTTTGCGACGTGCGCGAGTTTCGGCGTGATGCTCGCGGTCGTAATGCAGGTGGCAGCCCTGACACATCGCACGCAGATTCGCCGGGTCGCAGTTCTCGGGCACGTGGTCAAGGTGAGCGGTTGTCAGGATCACCCGTGAACCGGTGCCATAGGCCCAGCCGCCGTGCACGTTCGGGCATCTGCCTTCATGTGTGCCTCGGCCGCATTCGCCGCTGCACTCGCACCGCCACCCGGCGCGGTCCTTGATGCCTGTCGAGATCGCTATCCAGTTCACGGGGTAGCGGCGGCGGTTCTCGGGTCGGATCGGCATCAGACCTCCATCGGTGTCACGGTGATCCACACGCCCGGCGTCTCGCCGATGGCGGCGAGCCTTTTGGAGGCGTGCAGGTCGGTCACCTGCGAGTCATCGGCGAACGCGATCCCGGTCAGCGCGTCCAGGATGGCGCGCGAGAGTTTGTCGACGTCCGGTTTCTTGACCGCGGGCGGGGTACGCGATTTCGGGGTGCTGAGCGGGCGGGGACGGACGAATGCGAGCTGCACTGCGACCGCACCGGTTCCGGGTGTCCATCCGTGCTCATGAGCAGCCAGGGCGACACGTTCACGCCATAGGCCGACCGATTTCGAGGACTCGACCATGCGGCCACCGCCGACGTGCTTCTTGCTGCCCTGTGAGGCGGCGTCGCCGGGCACGAATAACGGTGCGCGTGCTGCCTCGATCGGTTCTCCCGTGCGGTCGAGGGTCATGCAGCACCGCCTTCGGTGACGAGCATGAAGTCACGGCCGGTGAGCCTGTTCGCGTCCATCATGGTCGGCTTCATGACCTCGGTGCCCGCGTCGGTGGTGCGGGTAACCGAGCATGTGACCGAGCAGACGGGCGGCTTCTCGATGCCGCCGTACGCGGGCGGCTGGTAGACGCCGAGCACGGTGACGATCAGGTCGCGCACATTGCTGGTGCGGTTGTCGCGGTAGTGGTCGCCGACACGGACGGTCCGGCCGCGCACGCCGGTGAATTCGGTGACGGGTTCGGGCTCGACGATCATCGGTTGCGCTCCTTGCGGTCTGCTTCGCGGTATGCCTGCTGTGCGCGCAGGCTCGGGGTGGTCTGGTGGACTTCGGATCGCTCGCCCTGGGTCCAGGGTCGGCATACGGGGCAGGGGATCGGGCGGTACTCGTCGTCGTAGCCGAGCCAGCCGCTCCGGCATCGGGGGTTGTGCCAGGGGGCTGAATCGTCTTCGGGTTCGAGGGCTTCTCCGGTGCGATCGCGGGTCATGAATTCCACACCTCCGCTCGCGCGGTCGTGAGTTGCGTTGTGAAGTCGGCTACGCGGCGGGTTTGAATGGTTGTGGTTGGTATGGGTTGGTGGGGGGACACCCGTGTCCCCCAGACTCGTGTCAGATGTCCCCTAGACATTGCACAGATGTCCCCCAGACTCATTGGTGCTTCAGATATCCGAGGGACGCTCGTGTCCCTCCGACTCGGGGCCTGTGGATAACTCCGGGGGACACGGGTGTCCCGCGGACTGGACGCGGCGCGGCGCGCTCTGGGTGTCACTGGTGACCCCCAGACTCGTCGGTCTCCTCGACGCCGAGCATCGGCAAATCGAGCAGATCCGACGGGATCGTCAGCCGGTACGTATCGGCCAGCTTCGCGTGCCGATTCCCCTGCCGGGTGCGCTCGATCAAACCGAGATCCCGCAGCGACGACAGCGACCTCTTGACCGTCCGGTCCGTCACGCACATCACCAGCGCCAGACGCTCGACACCCGGCCGGATACGAGTCCCGTCCGGGTCGGCGTAGGTCGCCATCGTCAGCGCGAGGTGCTTTGTGCTCGAAGGAATTTGGACACGCCGAATGATGCGTTCCCACTCGAACCGATCGACCGGAACTAGCTCGCGCGTCGCGCCCGAAATTGCCTCCACTACGCGCCTCCACACGGTCGAAAGGGTGGACGCCCACCAGCCCCGGACATCCGTGTCGAATACGCCCCCCGGAGCCATCACGGCGCACACCGAACAAGCTGGCATGCTGTAATCTGCTGCGCTCGTGCATAATTCGCGTGCTACGGCCAGGGAGTCACCCTGGTACGGGGTGACTCCCTGGCCGAGGTAGTAGGGCGTGATCACGGCTCGCCGCTCACGGTGAACACGTTGTTCTCGATCTGGTTTGCCTCGTCGAGCAGGCCGGGCAGCCGGTACGACCAATCGCGCGAATACTCGCTGGCACGGGCGGCGCGGTGCCGGTCGAGCTCACGCGCCGTGCAGTAGCCGAGGAAGCTCTCACCGCAGCGAGCGAATAGCGCACCCGTGCCGTGGCCCTCGAATTTCAGTGCGGCACCGTAGGTCTTGGCCGCCTCACGGAACCGTCCGATGAACTCGCCGGTGACGGTGATTTCGTCGAGGTTGGTCGCCTGCGAGCGCTGCATCTGCTCGATCAGCTTGACCACGGCGAAAGACGCCGACTGCTCGGCCGACAGCCGCGGGAGTTGCAGGGCGCGGCCGTCGATCATGCCCGAACAGTCGGTGATGCGCAGCCGGTCGGGCAGCACCTCGAGCCGTAGCAGCTGCTCGGGTGTGATGCCGTCGCCCTGTGTGCCCTTGCCGCCTTTGAAGATCGCGAGCAGCTTGCCCACGTCGTCGGGCAGCAGCTCGACCGCGGCCAGGCCGTGGCCGCCGGGTGGCGGATCGCCCCACAGGGACACGATCGCAAGCGCGCCGGTGTATCGGTCGGTGGCGCTGACGGTGAGGTGCTGGCGTCCGAATTGCAGCCGTATCCGGTGGTGCGTCGGGTCCTCTTTGTCGGTGCTGGCGTGTACCCGGACCGAGCCGAGTGCCTGCCGGAAATCGCCGGTACCGACGATGACCGTCTCTCTCACGGTCTGTCTCCTGTCGGTTCATCGAGGCCTGCACCGTGTGCGTCGTCCTGGTGGGCTTCCAGCCGCTCGAGGCGATCGCCGATGTCGAGCAGCGCGCACACCTGTGCCCGGCCGATCAGGCTGTTGATCGCGACCATGTCGGCCCACGTCGGGGTGCCTGCTGCGGCGGTGGCGGCCTCGGCCAAGGCGAGTGCGGCTTCAGCCTCTACTCGATGCTCGGCGCTCACTGTTGGCGCTCCTCAAGTTGGGCCTCCAGCTCGGCGATTCGGCGACGTAGAATGTCAAGCTGGGCTTGGTGTCTCTCCGACGTGAGGTAGTCAACCTGCCGTTGTAATCGCCGGTTCTCGGCGACAAGGTCAGTTAGCTTGCTCATTGCTACTCACTGCCAGCGGGCTCGTCGATAGCGCCGGTGGGCGGGCCCGTGAGGCTGTCGGCCGACAGTCCGGTGATCCGGTCCGCGTTGGTCGCGGACCCGATCTCGGGAGGCGTGGCGGGTTCCGAGGTACCCTCGGCGCCGTCTGTCTTCTCCTCGTCCGGTTTCGCCTGGGTGGCAGCTCGTCGAGGTGCGCGCTTCTTCCTGCCGGTGCTGGTGATGTCGGCGGCGGGCACGCCTGCGTCGGGCTCGACGGTTGTCGGGTCGAACTCGTCGGCGGCGCTGGTCTCGCCGCGTTTGATCGACGAATAGATGACGCCGAGCTGCCCGACATCGTGCCCGTTCCACGTGCTCGAGGACCGGCCGAGCTTGGCCTCGAGCTGCTGCGTGCTCACGCCGATTTCCTCGAACAAGCGCAGGGCGTCAGCGATCCGGCCCGCGAGTGGCTTGCCGCCGCCGTTCTCGAGGGTCGCGTCGCAGTTCGCCTGTGCCTCTTGCACGAACCACGCGGGCAGAACGGCGAGGATCATCTCGCGCAACCGGCGCGCGCCGTTGTTGGCGTTGTTCTCGTAGATGTCGCGGGTTTCGGTGAGCTGGCGCGGACCCTTCTTGGTGTCGCGGATGTGTGGCACGATGAACGTCGTCGACGCGCGGGCGTTGGTCTGCATATCCCATGCGTGCGCGAGCATCTCGGATTCGCCCTTGGTGTCGTCGCGACGCAACTCCTTGAGGCCGTAATCGACGTTGCCCCAGCAACGAGCGAGCTCGCGGGCGAGATGGATCGAGACGCCGGTAACGACGCCGTCGCCGCGGTTGTAGCGGAAGTAGGCGCGGCTCGCGACGCTCATCTGTGCGGTCGCGTCGCGCATTTCCTGGACGGCGGCGGCCCGATTGCGCGGGCGCTGTTGCGCGACGAGTACAGCGGCCTGTACCTCGGCGACGGCGCGCGACTGCTCAACGATGGTTGCCTGCGAAGTGATCGACTGCCGGGCAACGGCTTCGGTGGGCTGGTAACGGTCGGGGTGGGTCATACGAGCAGCTCCTCAGCTCGGTAGCGAGTCCATGCAGAGATAGAGACGGTGGGGATTTCGTGGCTGTCGTCCGGCCACTCGTCGGCGGCCATGCAGTCGGCGAATATCTCGATGGCGCGGCGGTTGCACCGGCGACCGAGCGCCACGTCGGCGGCGTCGACGCGGGCGATGGTGATCCGGTAGGGCGGTGTCTTGCGTTGCGTGATGAATACGAAGTCGGCGACCTCGATGCCGAGTGCGAGCAGCCCGTCGACGTAGAACGGCTGTTGCATGAAGTAGCCGTACTCACCAGCGGCTTTGGCGAACGCTCGATGGCCGGACGATTTCGATGTCTTGTAGTCGACGACGATCCACCGGCCATCGGGCAACCGGGTGAGCCAGTCGAGACGCAGCCGTAAACGCGCTCCGGTCTGCTCATCGATCCACCACCCCGAGAGTTCGGGATCGCCCTCGGCGAGGTAGGCGCCCGCGAGGTCGTGCTCGAGCGCGACGCGCGCCATCTCGCGCGCCTGCTCGTCCTCGGCCTTGAGGATCGGCACCCGCCCGGCCGCGCGAATCTCCTCGCGGGCCTGCCGGGCGTCTTTCGATCGCCAGTCGGGCGCGTCGATGACGATAAGTTCGGCGCCCTTGCCGAGCACGTATAGGTGTGCTGCGTGTCCGAAATCAAAGTCGCTCTTTTGGATTCGCGGTTGCTTGCGGAATTCCGACGGTGAATCGAACAGGATCGTGCGCGCACCCGACGACGACAGGCTGTTACGGTCGGCGTGGTATTCCTCGTCAGGCACGTCCGGGTACAGACCCGGCTCGATGAGCGCCAGCGTCACGCCCTCACCCCCACCGGCTCGACGCTGAGGATGCGCGATGCGGTGTCGGCCGTGATCGCGGTCCGGACCCCGGTGCCGATGTCGCGGACGGTCGCCCGCGCGACGCCCGCACCGTTGGCAATGTCGAGGATCGTCATTCCGGCGACCTCGCGCAGGAACACGATGTGTTTGCGGACGGCCTCATGGTCGCCGGCGTCGCCGCGAGCGATGCGGCGGCACCCGGCACACGTGCGGAGATTGATCTTGACATGCATCTCTCGCCCGCACGTATCACACAGGCCGCTGGTGACATCGAGGAAGGCGCGCAACGCGGCCCGCTCGTCGTCCATCGAGAATCCTGCGCGGATGCCATACTCCTCGCCGGTGCTCAGGGCCTCGGCACCACAGGCGCGGCGCACCGGGCAGTCGACACAGACCGCCCGGACCACCGCGGAGCTCTGCGACGGGAACGGGAACCACAACTCGGGGTCGTGATCGCGGCAAGCCGCGCGGTCGCGCCAGGTGGGGATCGCGGTATCAACTGGCCTGGTCTTCACTCAGGCCACCCCCGCCTGATAGTCGAGATCCCGATCGCGGGCGCGGTCCCATTCGGCGTCCGGATCGTCGAGCAGCTCGGTACCGGGGTCCTCGTCGAGGTCGATACCGAAGCGGCGGGCACACCACGCTGCGAGCGCGCGCCCGATCACGGACGCGCCGAGGTACACGACCGCCTGGAGCAGGACGAGATAAACGACGACGGTGCAGAGTGTGATGATCACGCGGCATCACCGTGCTCGGTGGCCTCGGCATGGCTCACGATGTACGCGCGCCGGCGGCGCTCCTCAGCGACACCGATCACACGCTCGGCGTGGTGGGCGGACTGCCACCCGAAGGCGCGCATGATCATGTCGGCGGTGGACTCCGACATGGGCGTGCCGTCAGCGAAGTAGCACGGAATGCTCATCGCGCACCGCCGATTTCGGCCCTGGCCTGGTCGATGTCGTATCCGATCTGGTCGCGGTCGTTGTCCATGCCCTTGGCGCAAGTGGCGAGGATGTAGCCGGGCCTCTTGGGGTCGGGCACGAAACAGCGCAGGGCGCAGTACTGGCAGTACGGCCCCATCACTGCACCGCCGCCGACGTATACCGGGTGGCGGTGCCGCACACTGTCGGATGCTCGGCCAGGGCGGGGTTCGGCGGGCAGATGTACGAGGTGAGTCCGGCCGCCGTCACGTAGTCGACGCCGAGATCGATGTGCTGATCACACACGCACACGTCGGCATCAAGCCTGCCGTGCAGACCCCTGGCTACGGCCGTGTAGCCCTCGACGCGACGCACAGCCCGCGCCGTACATGTACCGATGGTCTCGAATACGATGCTCATCGCGCACCCCCGCCGATCCGGTCGTGCGTGGCCTCAAGATCGTCGGCGAGCTGGTCGAGCTCGGTCGCGATATCGGTATCGCCCTGCCAGAGGGCGTGTCGGGAGATCTCACGCAGCCTGGTCACTGCGGCGGTGTGCACCTCGGACGCGACGGCGTCCGCGAGGGTACTGGTCATCGGTAGAATCCCTTCGTTACTTCGTGCGCGACGAGCTCCACCTCGGCGCGCTGGGTTGAAGTGACGGTTTGGATGGCGCCCGGCACGAGATCACTCGTGTCGGGCGTCGCGGTTTCTGAGGCTCGTCGCGGACCCGGTGCCAGCCGCACACTGAGGGTCACGGCGATGGCAGCGAGCAGGATGCTCGAGACCGCGGTGATACGCCGCAGCTGTCGGGCCGCGTTGGACTCCGCCCCGACGAGGGCGAGCAGTACGGGCAGAACTGCGATGGCGACGAGTGACCACAGTGCGGCCACGGCGAGCACGGTGGTCATGGGGTCCTCCAATCTTTAATGCTGGTGTGGTGTGGTGCGTGCACCGGAAAGCGAGGTGAGGGGTCCTCGGCGGTCCTCTCCGGCGCACGCGATCCCTCGCTGGTGTCGGCATTCCTGCAAGGGAAACTGGGAAGCTGTCAGGCGGACCGCTTGCCGAGGCGGCGGCGGCTGCCTGGGGTCAGGCTCATGGGGTTAGGCATGGTCAAGGCAGGGCTAGCGAGCAAACGGATGGACTCGAGGATGTCGCTCTCGGTCATGCGCCAGTTGCCGCGGGCGATCTTGCGAGCGGGCAATTTCTGGGCACGGACTTTCCGAAGCAGCCAGTCTTCACTCGGTGCGCCGATGCGTTCGGCGGCTACGGACAGCGGGTAGGTGCGGTCGTCGCTGGTCGCCGTCATGACGCGATCTCTTGCGGCCCCGTCCGGGCGACCAGAGCCTCGACACTGACTTTGAAGAGGCGGGAAAGGATGCCGATCTCGTCGGTCGTGAAGGGGTATTCGCCACGCAATCGGCGACCCATGGTCTGGGGAGAGATACCAGTGGTCTGCGCCAACTGCTGCTGGGTGATCCCCCTGCGCTCCATCTCGACCGTGATGTTGGCCGCGATATGCGCCCTGAAAGCCTCAAGGCTGTCTTCCATGTATGGAAGATTAGTCTCCACGTATGGGAGGCGCAACAATTGGAGTCAGATTCTCTACTCCACCTATGAAACACTCAACACCAGAGCTGCGGAGACGCACCGGAAGTGGAGACAGAAGGATCTGTCAAGGGTGTCAGTTGTTCCATAGGTAGAGATACACTCCCTTTCATGGGATACACACGTCCACGGGGGCCATGGAACCGCGCCTTCGCCCACGAAGTAGTCCGGCGGCGCAACGACGCCGGACTTTCACAGCGAGAGGTGATCGAACGCTCCGGACTTGCGCGCTCGACATACACCAAGTTCGAGCTGGATCAGGCAGTGCTCACGATGGACCAGATGGCACTGATCGCTGACGTACTCGGTGTGCACGTCGAGGATCTGGCGCGCGGCGCCCGATTCCGAGTGGAAGCCGCCGAGCATCTAGATCTGCCGGAATCGGATCTGCGGGCAATGTCGTCGGAAACGTTGGAGCGTCTACTCGGGGAGCAGAACTCGTTTACTCAGTCAGTCGCTGCTGGGATACGTGGCGAGCTCGCACGCCGCGGCATGACGATAGAGGATCTAGCAGTAGCTGCACGACTGGAACTCGACCACCTGGCACCGCGGTTACGTGGCGAGCTACCGCTCGACCTCAACGATATGGCTGCGATCGCCCGCGCTTTCGATATTCACCCCGACGACTTGATGCGCTTGGCCGCCATTGCGGCCCGCCCGCCCGCGCACCCCGAAGGGATGCCTGCACCAGTTGAAACTGCGCTGGTCTATCACACCGACGGACCATCACTGCAGTAA